TCGTCCTCAAGTTCCCGTGCTTCGTCGGCCGGCGCTCCCGGTTCCCGGAGACGTACTCGGACGACCGGCTCCCGATGCTCGAGCGGACGCGGATCGGGCGGTTCACGCTCGCGGCGCTCCTCCAGCAGGAGCCGATCGCGCTCGGCGGGAACATGATCCCGGTCGACAAGTTCCTCCGCTACTCGCCGGCGGACCGCCTCCTCGCGTGGGACGACAAGATCGTCGTCTGCGACACGGCGCTCAAGAAGGGCGAGGGCAACGACTGGTGGGTCCTCCAATGCTGGGGCCGCGTCGGCCGGAGTTGCTACCTCCTCGCCTCCTCGAGGACGCAGTGCAACTCGGCGGAGTTCATCCGGGAGGCGGCGGCGTTCTGGCTCCGGCAAACGACGGCGCAGGAGCATCACCCGGTCTCGCGGTTCATAATCGAGGATTCGGCCGCGGGCCCGGGCGTGATCTCCGCGCTCAACGAGGCGGGCATCCCGGCGACCCCGATCATCCCGATCAAGGACAAGGCGGCGCGGGTCAACGACGTCCTCCCGTTCATCGAGACGGGGTGCGTCTACCTCCCGAAGGACGACGACCCGGAGGCCCCGTGGCTCCCCGACCTCCTCCTCGAGATGAGCGCCTTCACGCAAGACCTCACGCACGAGCACGACGATCAGGTCGACTGCGTCGCCTACGCCTTGAGCGAGCTCCTCGGCGCGGGCCTCTCGATCCTCCAAGTCCTCGGCGTCGCGCCGGCGAACCTCCCGTTCCTCCCGATGGGTTGAGGGCCGCTTTTCCCTCGAGAAAACCCGCGCTCGAAAAAAGCGTGTCAAGTTTTTTTCGCCTCGAGGAGGGCGGTCGCGCAAGTCGTTGCGGCGCGTCCCCATTTCGCAAATACGCGAAACGCGATTTGATATAATGATGGCGTCATGATAAAACTCCACACCGCCATCAGTCGGGTAACAACGAGGGCGCTGCCGCCCTCTTTCGGGAAGGACAAGGGCCGCTGGTTGACCGTTACGCTCGTCCCCGGAAACGGCGACGAGGTCGAGGACCTCATAACCATTAGGCCGCACGGGACCCGGAGGCCGGAGACGATCTCACTCGAAGCCGTCTACCTCTTCGCCCTCCGCTCGCGGGTCAACAAGGAGATGCTCGAGCGGGCGCGCGAGCGCAAGGCCGCCGTTCGGCGCTCCGAGTTGATCGGCCTCGCGAACGCGACGATCGCCGACATCACGACGACGGACTAACCCTTCAACCGCAACCTCAACGCATCAACCCATGAAAACATCGCAGAACCTAGTCGGCCGGAAGGTCACCTTCGACTTCCCGCGTTTCGACGCCCTCAAGAAGCTCCCCGTCGGCTCTCCGGAGCGGGCGGCCGCCCTCAAGACCTACCTTGGCCAGAACTTCCAACACCACGCGGTCGTCCTCGACAAGACGGGCGAGATCGTCGAGGTCTACTCGGAGGAGGGCTCGACGAAGCTCCGCGTCCGGATGGACGACGACGGGACCTTGATCGAGACGTGGCCGATGGACATTACGGTCGGCCCGGCCCCGAAGCCGGCGACGACCCGCGTCCCGCACGAGTTCGACTTCGTGAAGGCGAGCGACTTCGCCTACATCGAGGCCCGCGGTCGGGAAGGTTGGACGATCGCGGCCGCGTTCGGCACGACGATCTGCCTCCAGCGCCCGATCGCGTAACCTTTGGTTGACTGAGTTCGGCCCCCGGGGCGACGGCGCCTCGGGGGCTTTTTCGCGCTCGACTCCGGGCTAGGCGAGGGATCTCTTCGGGCCGATCAACGTCCTCAACCGATCAACAACATGAGCGAGTTCAAGCTAGAGTGGGCGGAGAAGCATCTCGGGCGCGAGCCCGTCGGCGTCCTCGACGTCGGGACGTGGGACGCGGACGACGCGATCCGGTTCAAGCGAGCTTGGCCGAAGGCCCGGGTCGACGCGTTCGAGGCGGACCCGGACGCCTACGAGGCGATCCTCAGGGGGCGGAGGGCGGACGCGTCGAAGGTCCTCGTCCACCACTACGCGGTCTGCAACCACAACCGCGGCGTCTTCTTCTTCCCCGTCTCGGACGCGGCGCACCCGATCGGGATGAGCGGCTCGCTCCTCCCTCCGACCGAGAAGCTCAAGCGCGACCTCCCGTTCCTCCAGCTCGACCGGAAGCCGCCGGTCAAGGTCCCGAGCATCCGGCTCGACTCGTTCGTCGCGCGCTTCGACTTCCCGGCGATCGACCTCCTCCACGTCGACGTTCAGGGCGCGGAGGCGCTCGTGATCGAGGGCCTCGGGGAGCTCCGGCCCGGCTTGATCTTCCTCGAGATCGACGAGGTCGGGGACACGGGGCACTACCGCGGGGCGGCGCCGCTCGCCGAGCTCCGGGCGCTCCTCGACCGGATGGGCTACGTCGTTCAGTGGGACTCGGGGCACGACGCGCTCCACGTCCACAAACTCGCCGGCCGAGACCTCAAGCCGTGAGACGCGTCGTCCTAGTCTCCGCCCCGTACCCTCCGCGCGACGCGGACGACGCCCGCCGGCGCGACGCGGCCCGGTTTAGCTGGGACTGGCACCTCGCCCGAAACTTGAACATCGAGGAGGCAAAGGTGATCGACCCGGAGGGCCGGCCGCCCACGATCGTCGAGCTCCTCGACTGGGGCTGCCAGCTCGCGCAGCCGCGGGACATCGTCGTCTACGCGAACCTCGACGTCGGCTTCGTCGAGGACGCCTTCGAGCGGATCGAGGCCGGGATCGAGAGGGGCCTCGGCGTGACGGTTTGCTCGAGGCGCTCGCTCCCGGACCCGGAGCCGGGCGTGATGTACCACGACCTCTCGGCCCTGCCGCGGGACCTCGGGATCGACGCGATCGCGGTCTCGCCGGCTTGGTGGCACCGGGTCGGGAGGCCCTTGATGCCCCCGATGCGCGTCGGCCGCGGGGGCTGGGACGTCGTCTTCCTCTTGATAGCCGAGAACTGGGCCGACCGGAAGCCGTGGACCGAGGCCATCGACCGCAACCGGGTCCTCGAGTCGAAGGCGCACACGGACGGGGCGATCTGGCACTCCCCGCACATGCCGGCTTGGTACGTCGCGTGGAAGGCGGGGACGGCGGACGAGCTTCAGAAGGAGAGCACGAGGCTCGCGCGGGAGTTCGTCGACAAGGTCGGCAACCCGGAGGTCTTCGAGTGAGCGCGATCGACGGCCTGACCGAACAAGAAACGCGCCTATGCCGGGCGTGCGGCGAACCGTTTCCTCTAAGCGAGTTTGCTCGCCGCACCAAAGAGGACGGCGTCGACGTCATAAAGAGGTCGAGAAAATGCAAGGCTTGCGTCTACGCTACGCGGGCGACCTATAAAATAGAGCACCGACGATCGGCTAGGCTAGATCCAATCTTCCGCGAAAAGGAGAACGCCCGAGCTCGCGAAAGAAGACGCGCAATCAACGCCGATCCTATCTTGAGGGCCAAAAAACACGCGAAGCACAAAGAAGACTATGCGCGGAGGAGGGATTTTTGGCGCGACCGAGCGACCCAATCAAGTCTTCGGATAAAAAGCGAAAAGGCGGGACGACGGCCTCCAGCTTGTTGCGAATGCTGCGGAGAACCTTTGCGTGGCGGTCGCGGAACCAACTGGGATCACGATCACGAAACCGGCAAGTTTCGCGGCTGGATATGCAACGGCTGCAACTGCGCGCTCGGCTACGCGCGAGACTCGATAGAGACGCTCCAGAAGCTCGAAAACTACCTGCGCAACCCGCCCGGGCCGACAACTAAACCATGAACGCTATCGACAATCTAACGGTGTGCATCCCGTCGTTTCAAAGGGGAGACCTTTTGAAAAGAGCAATCGAATCGCTCAAAGCGGCCGGGATTCGCCGAGTAGCCGTCGGCGCCGTTTGTCCGAGCGAGGAAGCGTGGGAGATCCTACAGGCGGAGATCTCCTCTCGGCAATGGCTTTCTTTCGACTGCGATTTTGTCGAGGCCGATATTGGCTGCAATAATACCTGGATGTTAGCCCTCTATCTTGCGCGAACCAAACGCGTGTTGGTACTTCACGATGATGATGTATTGGCTCCCGGCTTTGGCGCGGCCTACGAGTCGAAGATCG